TGGGTTAAATGGTATGGGGTCTTGAGGAAGGTTCATGGCTTGTTTGTAATTGAGGAAAAGAATGTCACCAATGTCATGTTTGAGATGAAATTCTTTAAGGTTCTCTTCAGATGAAGTGCATTGTAGTCTAGCTTCAATGGTAGCCCAATAAAGAGTTTCATCTTTGGCTTGTTGGTGGGGAAAGAGTTGAACCACAGGATTGTCAGTTTGAATTGCATTTGAGTGACCATGAGTCTCTGAAAAGATTTCACGATCATGTTTCTCGGGAAGATCGTGGACGTACGACTCAATCACTGTGGTGGGGTTCACTTTTGGGAAGTGGGTGGTAGGAGCATGTACTGGAGCAGGTGGTTCTTCAGCAGCGAAGATCTCATTCATTCTTTCTTCTCGAACACAGTCCAAGAAAGTTTTGAGGTAGGGTGTGGAATCAAGTTTTTCCCAGAAGTCTGTTGAGTTGGGTCCAGTGTTGATAAAATGGATGTGGTCAACAGCACGGCTGAGGGCAGTGTATATGACGTTGGAACTGCACAAAGGGGTATTGGTATCTAAGAGAATTTGGACAGCTTTAGTTGTGAGACCTTGGCAGCCAGCGTATGTCATGCTCTTTTGGCCCATTTCTCCAAGAGCAGTTTTTTTCATTATACTGGGGGAGAGAATAGGCATACCCTTGAGGGCTTGGGATGACATTGTGAAGGAGGTGGTGCCACTAGAACAAGAGTAAACACCGAGTTTATTGGCTAGGTCTGGTTTGTTTCTGTGAGTTATGTTAAGGTAGTAGCGGCAGAAGGGTTGGTAGGTGATGATGCTGGGTTCTAGGGTGGCAGTGTAGGCATCCTCATTGGATTCATGATGAAAGCTCTGCTTAGAATCTCCAGTAAGAATGGCTAAAATGACATTTTGGTTTATGGCAAGGAATGCTTCAATGTAGCCTTGAGGAAGCTTGGAGTAGTCGTCAAACACTATGATTTTACCACATGGTTGGCAAAGAGCTTTCTCAAAAGTTTTGAAATTTGCTTGCTCTAGATTGGGCACTTTGTTAGTCCAATCATTCCGCAGGTCTGTTGTTGGTAAAATAATTGTGACATGACGGTCTCTTCGGTTCAGGGAGCGCATCCAAGTTTGAATGGCATGTGATTTCCCAGAGCCACCGGCACCATGGATAACAGACATCAAAACTTGACGTTCAATATTTTCCGTTTTGAGTGCGAAACTAGCCAACCAATCTTTGCTCTGTTTCTTGAGTAGAGCGCCTATTCGCAAATTTTGAACGTCAGATCCATAGGCACGAGCTCGATGGTTGTCAAGTGAGACTGTGGTTGGCTCTCTGTGTAACTTGGTCAAGAGTGTTAGAAGGTCAGTTGGGATATCAGGGTGTTGGTGCTTAGGGAGGGTGTTGATCTCTTGTATAGGAAGAATGAGGTTATTCTCAGGGTCATACTGCTTTTCAGAGCAGTCAGCATTATGAGCCTGCAGAATGGGTAACCATGGTGCCCAGGGTA